AAGTCCTCATAGTAATAATATCCATCTGAATAGTATTCTTCAAAACCTGGAGCGCCTGGAACTGCCTGATCTAATATGATCGCATCACCCTGATCTATTACTCGTTCTAGATTTCCAGTGATCGGTGGAAAATCATTCGTCTCCGCTATTACATTCAATCCGAATAGTTTAGGTATTGTAGTAATGATCGCAGCAGCATCAAGTGATTCGTTTCCATTAAAATCTACGGCCTTAATTAAGTAAGTTCCGGTGCGAGCTTGTGTTGCGAACAAAGTTGTACCAGAAGAAACTCGCATAAGTATTGTCGAAGTTTCCCAAAGACCTGATACATCTGGAGTGTAGCGTAGAATATATTCTCTGATATCAAGATCTGGAACATTCGCCCAGAATAATTGAAGCGTCTCTAAAGTAATATCTGAATTGAAAACTGTAACACTCGATGGTCTTGCGGTTTTTCTAAGAGGAGTCCCTGTGACTCCTGTAACTTCTCCAAGTCCTAATTTATTTCCGTTAGCAGAAACAGCTAACACTTTTAATGTGTGAGGTATTCCAAGTCTTTCAGGGTCAACAATATATCTGTAAGTAGTATTCTTAGTCGAAGCAACTAGATCAAACCCAGTTCCATCATCAACATAGATCTGGAAAATATCATAGGCTGTTCCAAGAGGAGCTTCCCAATCAATCTTCATATAATATTCATACCCAGATTGAGTTATTAAATAATTGTTCTCTGATAGTGTAAGATTTTGAACTTCCCCAGGAGGAGCCAAATCTGTTCCAGACGTTGCAGAAAGTCTCGGCTCATATCCAGGAATTTCTGAAGCTGTTTCATAGTCATATATTGCGTCAGCTTTTTCAATCAGAGTGATAGTTGCTGACATATCGTCTTGAGGAGTGATTGACTTAACAATACACTCGTAAGTAATAAACCCAACTTCTCCAATGATGATTAAATCCCCTACTGCTGGAAGGTCACCGTCAAGTTCAAAAGTATCAGCAGTTAAAACTGTCAAAGTATCTGTAACAATTAATCCAGTAGTCGTTGATCTGAAAGTATATCCGTAACTAGCAACTATTGTTTCTATTCCTTCATCAATAGTGATTACGTTTCCAGTAACATCTTTTACTCTGGCTGCGGTTCCGCCAACTCTCATAGCGTCTTGAACTATTTTAACATAGTCTCCACGAGTACAGACCAATTGTTCAAAGTCCACTTTAAGAGTAATCACTTCTTGTCGAAGTTTATTCTGTGTTAAATAATATCGACCAAAGCGCCAAGCTTGTTCTACTTCGGTACAAGCAAATGTTTGGATGTCTTCAAACTCTGTGGCCGTTTCAAAATCGTATCCATCATCATAAACTATAATCTCATTAGGCTGCCACTCAGAATTTGGGTCGATGTAAGTAACTTTCAATCCATGAGGACGAGAGTTAAAAGACTTAGAAGAAGAAAATCCTGTAGAGTTTCTTGGAGTAAATATCTGAACTGGAATGGTTCTATTTATATCTAAAAGAACTCCGTATTTTCCATCTAACATATTCACACTGGCTTGAGCCGCTGACGTCACCTTAAGAAGAAGATCTTGTAGTGTGGTATCGTAATCTAAAATAAAGTTACATTGAAATCTTGGCTCTTCATAAGTATAGATGTCTCCGCTGGTAGGAATCGCATCGCAGTAATCAGCCCATTCAGTAAGTGACGGAAGATGAAGTTTAGACTTATCTATTTTTCTAGGATTCAGTTCTCCTGTTAAAAGATCCGCGAACACCCAAGCCGGATTATTTGTGGCTTTCTTCACCCACTGAGATCCGTCCCAAGTGTCAAGAACCGAAGAACAAATACCAGAAAGGTTTGCAATGGTTCCATTTAACTGTCCAGTAGCTTTAACTCTTATTTCTAAGAATGTGTGTCGCTTAGTTGTTACGATTGGCTCTTGATCGAATCTTGTTTTAATATCGGCCACTAAAGCTTGATCAACAATAGCTGTCCCATAAAGTGAGCGCGATCTTACGCGAGTAATTCTAACTTTGTATTCTCCGGCTTCTCTTGGAGTGAAACGAATGCTTGAATAGACTGGCTGACTGTCTTGAGCAGTCACAGTCATAACTCCCAGTGGTACACCTTTTTTACTGAACTCATAATCAGGAATGACGACATAATCAATTTGGCCTTGAGTCTTTGTAGGAGTTACGGCTCCTGGAGGAGTGTAGTCCTGTTTCCATTCAGTTCTAATTACATTATGAGATCTTACCGCAATGTTTTGAGAAGTTCTTGCGCAAGTAATATTGTCCTGTCCTAGACCGTTTGGAGTAATGTTTGTGACAACACCTATTTCATATCCTGCCCACTTAATTACATCTCCGATAAGTAAACCATGTGGAGGAGGTACTCTTAATAACATCTGAGTATTTCCTGCTCGGTGTCCCATTGTGTGAACAGTCTGAACTGACAGTGGTTGTCCAAACTGCATATTTAAAACTTTTGGTGGAGTAACTTTTAATTGTTGTTGAAAAGCCCCTTCAGTAATAGAAGCATCAAGCTGAACAGCTAATACTTTGTCTGCGCTGTCAACGTCTCCGCCTACAGCTTCATATAGTTCAACATAACTTACATCATTATAGGCTTTCCAAACATTCTCATTTTTCTTAGAGAAATAAACTTCATAATCTATTGATCTTGTTCCGCGAGTGCCAGAAGAATTAATTGCATAAAGTCCTTGAGGATTAATTAAAGTTACAGTTATCTCTTGTGGAAGATTATCTGGATTATTGGCCGCATTTCTAATTACTTGATAAGCTGATTGTGGGTCTCCATTTACTCTGTTACCACTGATCTCTACGCCAACTTGCTCTGTAGTAACATCACCTTTATATAGTTCAAAATGATCTGATGTAAGATCGTCCCAGACACCTTCAGAAACTGCTGGCTTATTTAGATCTACAAGTCTTGTAGTAACATCAACGTAGTCAGTAAGAAGAGTGTTACCGATTCTTAGATCTTCAATTTGATTAGGGCCAAAACCGAAATCATAAATAGCGTAGAAGTATTGAACTTTCTTTCCTGTAACCGGGTCAACTTCTAGGTCTGTATAAGGAGCTGCTGCTACGACTGGATACATTCTGTGTGTTCCGTAAACTCTAGGAACAGTTCCAAACTTACGAGTAGCATTTTGCTGAGAAGAAATAGAATACATTTGTGAGTCGGCCAAAGTAGATCCGTCAAACGCGCCTTGACCTTTTAACACTGGAGGAGGAAATAATTGTCCTGCTAAGTATCCGGCAACAACCGCGACACCAACTCGAATAGCGATCTGTGCTCCAAGTCCTAATGGACCTGTAAAGTATGTTGCTGCTGCAATCGCCGCGATAACTAAGACTTGTCCTAGGATTGCATTTGAGTCTTCACCAGAGATCTTAGGATGGATGATAACAACGTCTGAAGTATTTAATTTTACGCTTCCCCAAAGATCTGTCTCAATTAAATATCCGTTAATATGGACTTGGAACATTTCCTCTACTGGTTTTTGAAGTGGAACATTTAAAAGGACGCGAGTTACTGCATCACTTAATAGTTCGCCTTGAACTATGTCAATGTCCTGATCTAGAGGTCTCTCGAAGGTTGAGAGTTTAAGTTTAATCATTCTTCGCCCTTATCTAGTGAATAATATCCTACGATCATATCTTTCCATCTGGCAACACGATCAATACAGCTCCCGGTGGCTTTTGTTGTATGTAAGAATAAACCGTTATCAACATAGACTCCGATATGGCACTCAACACCATGAAGTCTGATCAACATTATATCTCCAAACTTTGGAGAGCGTACTTTGTGGAACTCTTTTTCTTTTGAAAAAACTAAATCTCTGACAGCATATCTGTTAGGAGTATTTTCATAATAGTGTTCAAGCTCTCGACCCATGACTTGTGAGTAAAACTCTTTGGCTAATTGCCAGCAATCTTTCTTGGCGTAGGGAACTCCAATTAAGTTTGAGAAGTCAGCGGTTTTCTTCATTAGAAAAGCCCAGGAAAATTATTAGGAGTATATCTTTCACTTGTTAAAGCAGACATCATAAAAGTATCAATCGCTAAAGTTGCGAAGATCTTTGATCTGTCATATCGGATATCTACTATTTTTAATTCTGTTAGTGACATCTGAACTATATCTGGTATTGATGCCAGAATCATTTCAAGCTTTACATTAATTTGCTCATTAACAACCGTTCTCAATGCCCCGATTAATTCTAAAGACACGTTGTCAAATTCCATGACGACGTTTCTTCCTGACTCTCCATCATCAACTGGCATAGTTATTTTCATCGGGAAAGCTTTGAACTCAATGCCGCGAGATATAATGTTGACTGCATTATTAACGAGAGTGAAATCTTCAGCAAAGCTCGGATGAGATAAAGTAACAAGAACTAAATATGGGTCATTAGATTCTTGAGAGAATATCTGAGCCAACATCTCCGAAGATAGTACGTTACTCATGGCATGATCTCCAGATCAAGAGATACCGAATAATTTCTTCCGCCGCTTCCTATTGGTCTGATGATTGGATCGCTGACGAATCTGTATATTGTAAGAGTCTGAGTGAATGGATCTTCGTATTCAAAGGTCTTACTTCCTCCAGCAATAGTTGTATTATAAAAAGTATCAAAGATTGCTTTCTCATCATAGGTAAGCCAGATTGTTCCTTGTACTCTGTTTACAGGACGAGTGGAAATCCTCCGAACTTTATCCGGCCCTACATCACTCTTTGATCGAATAACTGTAGTTCCATAAGTGTAGGTGAATCCGTCAACATTAAATGTTTCTTGTAGTTGTGGTGGCCACGTTTCTGCCATGACTACATCCCTCTTCTAGCAAGGCCAAAACCTTGTTTAAGTTGTTTATCAAAAGCTCCATTAGCCATCCCCTCTTGAACTTTAGAGATGATCATAATGTCGATTTGTTTACCGCCGCCTGGAGCAGCTCTTTCACTTGTCTTAACATCCACTGGAGCATTATTAATTACGTTAACTATAGTAGGTGAAGCTGATACTCCAAGATCCCCACTACTGGTTCTGCGAAGTGGAACGATTGCTTCCGGCCCTGCTTCTCCCATCAGGCCAGTTTTTCCTCCACCGTATTGGAAAGCAGTCGGAGCATTAACAATACCGCCACTTGCGAACTTTTTAATATCTTTATCAAAAACATTTCCTTTAGCAGATACATTTGAGAATCCTGCTCCGCCGCCAGCGGTTCCATATCCTTGTGCTCCGCCGCCAGTTCCGATAGCTCCCAAGATACCGTCGGCTAATGGCTTAACGATACTTGCGCGGATAATGATTTTAGTTAGGTCATCAAGAATAGATTGAGTGAATTTAGCAAAGTTAAATGTTCCAGTCTTAATGAACTCTGTAAGATTGTCTTCCAAGTGATTGAAAGCTCCCTCAATACCGCTTGCGATTCCTTGAGATAGTGTTCCGATGCTTTCAATGTATGAATTAATACCTACACTGAAAGCAGCGCCAGGCATAAACTTATCCGTCAACTTAATCATCTCAGCATTATATTCTGCAAGACTAATTTTTCCTGCATTTAATTTAACATTTAAGTTATCAAGATTAACTTGATTAACAACATCTTTGTATTCTTTAAGTGTAAGAAGCCCGGCCTGTAGATTTCTGTTAAATCCGTTAATGGAAATATCTTTCAATCTTTCGTTGTATTCAAAGACATCAAACTTTCCTTCTTTAAATTGTCGGTTTACTTTATATAGTTCAAAGCTAACAAGCTTGTCATTATATTGTCCGATATCTATAGCTCCGCTTTGGTATTGTTTATTAACATCTCCAAGAATATCTTTTAATTTTCTCTCTTCATCACCAGTAGTTTTGATCTTCTTAGACAGTTCAACCAGCTCATCGAATCTTTTTTTGGCGTCATCTGTCTGTCCAACTTTTCCTTCTTCTTTTTTAGCGAGATTTCTCATCTCGTCTCTGATCTTAGAGATTTTATTAAGTTGTTGTTGGAAATCATCATTGGTGAATGTTCCAGGCATATCTCTATTGACAGCTCTCATTTTATCCATTGAGTCTTTAATGCCGTCGATGTTTTTTTGAAGAGTATCTGCGTCTCTAAACTTATTTGTAAGTTTATCATAGTTAATAATTACAAATCCGATAGCTCCAGCTAGAGCTGTAAAAGCAAGTAGCAGAGGATTGGATACGGCAAATGCTGTGGCAGCAATTCTTAGAGCGCTGATCGCAGCTATTAGGTTTGGAATTGCAATTAGTATCTTGGCTACTCCATAAGTTCCGACAACCAATAAAATATTTCCGAAATTATTCATTACAACATTCATGGCTTCTAATGCTTTAGTTGATAATCCAAACTTTTGATTCAATTCTCCAAGAGCAACAGATAATTTATTTGTGGCCTTAGTTAATACTTGTTCAAATGTTGGAGCAAGCTTCTGCGCATCCGCATTGATCTTAGCTTGTTTATCTCGAAGAACTTCCATGATAGTTGTAACAGTAATCAATCCATCAGCGGCTTTCTTATAGACATTGCCACCAAGCTTTTCTTGTAAGGCTTGAGCTACCACGGCATTTTGTTCCATGACAGATCGAAGCTCTTGTCCTCGGATTTCTCCAGAAGAGAAAGCTTGAGATAACTGAATGATAGTATTAGTTGTCTCTGCCGCTGTCGCTCCAGCAGCTCTGAATGAATTAACTAAAGTCTCTGTTAGAGCAATTACTTGTCCAGAATTAGCCCCAATTCTATTTAAGGAAATAGAAAGACGTGAGTAAATTGTTCCGACTGATTCTAAACTTTGATTAGTTCTATCGGCAACTTCTTGAATCATCTGGAAAGTCTTAGCAGTATCTTCCCCAGCTTTAGCAGTAATCTTTAATCGGTTAGTGATGTTCTGAACCTCATCAGACATTCTGGTCAATTCTCGAACACCGAGATATCCCAGCCATGACTGGAAAGCAGAAGTTAAAAATCCCATGTTGCCAGAAAGAGTTTTAGTCTGTTGATTCAATAGGCCCATTTGCTTCGCTATGTCTCGAAGTCCTTGGCTCTTAGAAGAATCAACGCTTACTATTATTTGTCTTGTTTGAGTTTGAGCTGGCATTCTTCTTCTTACCCTCCGGCGGAGATTGGGAGTTCATCTCAATAAAAGTGTTATCCATTCTTCTAATGTAATAACTAAAGTCTTCAAAACTGTCGAAATCTTCTATACTATAAATTTTAGAATATTCAGCTATCGCCGTAAAGGGAATTGCTTGAAGATCCAAGCCCGAAGGCCTGGATGTAGACAATTCTCTGAACGCGTCAAGATAGAACTCAAAACCAGTGATGTCTGGCTCTTTGTCCTCTTCCTTAACAAAGTTACGTTTTAATAGCTCGTAGTAAAAACCTGTTTCAATTTCCTTGCGCCATCTAAAGGTCCAACGTAGATAGCGGTCTAGGAGTTTCCCAGGTCTTCCCTGTAGTTATCAAAATCATTAGCGTGTTTCCATAGAGTGTTAAATAGTTCAGGAAGACGGATAAAAAGTTTAAGTGCATTATCTTTATTACACTCAGCTTCTTTACCATCAATCTCTACGCCTTTCCAATCTACAAGACACACGTCAATGAATAGCTTTAAAGTAATTTCATCTTGCTTTTTTTGATCTAAAGTTCCCATCTCGATAAGACGAGCGAACGGTTTATAGTGATGAGCCATTGCTGCTTTCACTCTTGGATTAGTTCCTACGAAATGGCGGATTAAAAAAGATATTTCTTTAATGCCTTTTGCTTCATCCTTTTCCTGAATGACAAAATTCACACCATCTTGTTGAAGTTTTTCATCTGTCTTAAACAGCTTGTCTAAATTTGATCCCATTACTTTTCCTCCTGGTTGTTTACAGCGTTACAAAATAAAACTGCCCTGTCAATCCATTGGCAGGGCAGAGTAAGACAAACAATAGGGAAAAGCTAAAGCTAGTCTCTATTAAATTATACAACCGGAGCGCGGAAAATTGCCAGCGCAGATTCACCGCCAGGGCCAACTTTGGCTACGCCTGTCATTTCCATTGAAACTTCCTGATTAGCTCCTCCGCTTGAAGGGTCATCGAAAGAAACTTGCAGGGCTGGGATGTAGAATCCATACCAACCATCTATGTTTTTAACCATGAACCCGATTGAGAAAGCCTCTTGAGAAAGTTTACGAGCAAGCATTGGCCAATTCGCGTCTTTCAAGTATGAACTAAGCTCAGCACCAATTTGCGCAGTACCAGCAGAATAGTCTTCTGGAGCGGCTTTACCAATACAATTCTGCACTGTTAAATTGTTGTTAAGACTTAAGTTCAAATTCTGTAAACAGAAATCATCTTGTGTCCAACTTCCATTTACATTAGTAGCAACGAATGGCATATCAACAGAACCGTTTAAAGTTCCAGTTGTTGCTGGGTCGTCAAAATATTCTAAGTAACTTGCGAACTCATTAGCTGCGTCAGCAGAGTCGTAATCATTTCCTTGAGTGTCAAAAGATCCAGACACCAATGATCCGTACTCAATTGTTAAGTCCATTTGAGAAACTAAACAACCGCGATAGATCAAAGCTTTATTAGAAAGCTCTAAGAAAGTTTTCTCGATAGTTAAAGATTTCTTAGTTGTTCCGATTACAATTTTATCAGCTCGTTGATAAGAAGCGGCTTCTGCAACAGCATCAACCATTCCAGTAGGATGTGCAAAAGTTACTTCAAGAGCGGTAACATTGTTTGCCATTACAATAGCGTTGTTACCTGCTACTGCGAAGTTTGAAAGAATTAAAAAATCTCCTACAACAACGCCTTCATCAATGAAACTTCCGGTAGTTCTAATCAATTTTTTTGTTGTTAGATTTAAAGAGAAAGTATCATTCACTACAGAAAATGTCTGCCAAGAGTTAAACATTGCGCTCTCAAGAAAGTCTTCAATAGCGCGTTCTTTTGCTAGCTCGAAAGAGTGTCCGCCATCAACAGCCAAACCAGTTACGATTTGACCAGAGCTTTGACGATCTGTTCTAATTTGCGCAGACTCAGTTGTCTCTGGAGTTCCAGAGTATTGCTCAGAAGTAAATCGAGCAGTACGAAATGAACCAGATCCACTTGCTAAATTATCTTCTGAGAAAGATGTTTGTGGGTCTGAAGCAGTTCCAGTTATTACTCTTGTAACTAAAGCAAGTGCTTCAGCAGAAGCTCCGATTGCTGCACTAACTTGAGTGGCAGTAGAGTTTCCTGAATCAATTGCAACAGAGATTTTATTTCCGATAACAGTGGCTACTTCAGATCCAGCCGTTACTGTATCAAGATATTCAATACTGATTAAATTTCCTTGCTCTCCGCCTTTAACAGCGGTGTAAGTAATATCTTGAACTAAAAGAGACGCCTTAACAGCCGGAGGAGTGACTCCGTAAGTGACCTCTTTTTTGTATCCAATTCGGACTAGATTTGATGAAGACATTGTTCCCCCTTAATTAATAGTTTATGGTATAATATCACAATAGTAAGCCATGTTAATTGTTCCCGACATATAGCCGCCATCAAACTCTAATGTAGCCCCTCTGCTGGTATTTATCGGTGTAACACTTTCAATCACTATATTTCCTATTCTGCGTCCTCTAAATAAATTTCGCAAGACTTCTCCGCGTTGAACCAAAGAATCCCCGACTCCTATCTTGGCTTCCGCCGCGACGTGAAGAACTATCAGACCAGTTTCTCGATAAAGGCCTAGTTCATTTGTTGCTGATAAAGATATTGGTATCTCATCGTCCCCAATAAATTCTAGACCAAGCCAAGGCGCGTTAGGTTGAATACCTTCATCTTGTAAAAGAACTTTAAAATCTTCAAAATGTCCGGTAATATCCACAACATTTTCAGCCGACTCATCATCTAGTAAATCTTTTATAGCAGTACGAACTTGTGAACTACTCATTTATAATTCCTCTCTCATTTATAGTGATAACAATAGACGGATATAAGTAAGGTCTGCCAGCAGAGTTCTTTCCTTTTCTTCCGCCCTTGAAAGATCCCTTTAATCCTAAAGAACTTCCCGGTATAAAAGCAAATCTAATTCCTACGTTGCGTTTAAATTTAGACTTAACGGCACGAGCAGTCAGATAATACGTTCCGTTAGGAACTTGTACTAACATCTTTCCTCTGCCTTTATCTTTGTGTTCTTTTCTATGTGAATATCTTGTAGAACTTTTCTGCGCTGTGATCCCGAATCTCTCAAGTTTACGAGCATAAGGCTGAATGTTCACAATTCTAATGATGTCTTTATCTTTAATCTCTGGGCTTGTTTTAAGCCAAGCATTTAATGAATTAAGATCAGACGCTATTTGTGTTCCATTTAAAAATACGAAGTGAGAACTTTTATAAAGTCCTGTTAAAACTTTAGATCTGAAAAGTACTCCCTCATAAGCTGCTAATAAAATATCGTTAACGCTTGATCTTGAGGTAAACTCAATTTTACCAAGAGGACTTACTGCCTCTATCGGTTTTCCTTTTCTTCCGTCTACTGTGAGAACTGGAAACTTATCAAATCCAGCAGCTTGTTCTTCTTTTAAAACTTCATCAGCAATGACGATCAAAGAAGTCTTAGTCCATTTAAGGAGATCAATGAGAGTTACCTCTCCATTAAGATCAGAGTCTATAGTGTACTCTGGTCTTTTCTTTCCCTTTTCATAGACTGATAAATTAACTTCAAACTTCATTATTCACACCGTACCCGGTATCCCATTACTGCTCCGCCCACATCAACCATTTCAATTAATTCATCAATAGTTTGAGAACCATAAACAGAGTCTATTATTTTATCTCCGCGTCTAATTCTTTGATCCCACAGTTCAAAACCATTAGTTATTGTAGTTGTGACTGCTGCCGGGGTATTGTCTTGCAGAGTGGAATTAGTTACTGTTAAGGCTAACGGCTCAGCATTGAATCCGTTGAAGACAATACTAAAACCAAGAACATATGATCCTTCAACCAGAACATTAGAAAGTCCTGCTAATAATCTTAACGCTGTTTGAATATCAGCGGCGGAGGATGCCGGGCTTAAATCAGTAGTTGAGTTTGAATTATATGTTAAGTTATATACGCCTGTAACTGGATTAGTGCTGAATGTTAACAACTTAGAATATTGTCCTACTAGAGTATCTAGTGGAATTATAAACTCGCGACCGTGAATAGTTGTAGCTTCTGGTCCTTGTAAGAATCTAAAATAATTAGATGGTGTAATTCTACAAGGAGAGTAGATGTCAATACTTCCAGGCCGTCTCAACTGAGCAGACCTAGAGTGCATTCTTGTTAGCATATTAAAAGCTACTTTTAACATTATACATCCAACTCTACATACTCTAATCTACCACTTCCAAGAACAGATCTTTCTGCTCTCCAGTCATCCAGTATGTTTGCATTGTTGCCAAGTATTGATCCGTATGCAGAACTTCTTTCGTTGTTGTTAAGAGTGTAATCGAAGTCGATTGAGATTGCTCCAGGGATTGAAATACGCTGAACATCACTCCCGAAGTTTAAATCAATACCATTAATTTTTTTATTGTATCTCTCTCCAACTAAACTATCTAGAACGGATAAAATTGGAGTAGGACAAGTTGCGTACCCAGCGGTATATTCTACTTCTGCAATCCTTCCAATGATAGAACCTGATCCAAGAGGAACTATTTTTCCTGTTGGCTTGTGAAGACGGTAGTCTGTGTCAGCTACCTTAGCAGTTCCGTCCACATCAAAAGAAGCAATTGCTGATACTGGATAATGATAGAGAAATACTTGATCCCCTGTATTGAAATCTTCTTTGTAGAAAGTTTGAATATAATCTGCCTCAAGAAACTTTCTACGGCAATAGGACTCAATAACGTCAGATATTAATTGAATCTGAGAAGTCAGGAAAGTATCGTAGGTCGTCCCTGTTATTCCCAGTCTTGCTTTAACATTTGATAAAGTGTCTAACATATTTCCCCCAGACTATTGTAGTCTAAATTTAATTCGCTGTCGGTCCAGTTTTTTCGTCCTCGACTTTTTGAAGTTTAGGTTTTTCTGGAATCAACTTGGCCAAAGTATTTAAAGCAACTTCACAATTAATGTGCTGTTGCTTTGTCATTGGGACTTGTGCCGTAATCTCTGCTAAAAGTTTAATAGCTTGTTCTGGTGTCATTTTCGTCTCCTTTAAAGTACGTTTTCTCCGCCAGCCAGGTCTACATCTTTTGGCCGTGGAGGATCTATTGGTGATCCATCTATGTCAAATGCAACAGTGGATGCAGCATAGGCTACTATTTTCCCGTACAAGAATGCAATAGCATTAGGTGACGCAGCAAACTCAACCATAGTGAAAGGAAAATTAAACACCTTCACACATCCTAGTGGCTCTCCGCCTCCGTCACTCGTTGCCTTATCTTTAAATAAAGCAATGCGTCCACCTATTGTTAAAGACTGGCGATCTATGTTTACGGAAAGAACACGCCAGTAGTTACCAACAGATCCATTGTTCATTATCTTTTCTTTTTGTATCGCCATTATTTCTCCTATACCCAGACTGTTCCGTCATAGTACTGCATTGTGTTTGTTGTTGTGTTAAAAATTATCATTCCTGCAATTGCTGTCATCGCGTTTCGTGCTGTGGTACTCATTCTCGAAAGAACCAGTGCCTTACTAGTTGACTCAATTTCTAAGGCAACACTTGAGTTTGCGACAGTTTCAGAACCGCCGATTTTTAAATTACCAGCCAGGTAATTATGGGCATCTGGTCTAATCATTAATCCCCAAGTAGCCGTCCCTGGATCACCAAAAGGCAGATCCATTTCGTATCCATACAATTCATTTATGGTTGTTGTTCCGTTTGGAATTGCCAGTGCTTTACATAGTGATACTTTATCTATTGTTCCGCCAGTAGAACTCCCATCCATGCTGATTGCAAATAAAGCTCCGGCAATTCTATCAACTGTAGATCCGGTTTTCATGCTGACAACAGCCGGTAGTCCGAGAGCTGCTATCCCTAGAAATGAAGTTGTTACTACAGAGTTTGTTCCAATAGAAATAAGTGACGCGGTATTAATACCAAGAACATCAGCATTTGCTACTGTTAAATTGTCTCCAATTGTGGGAGCTGAAATCAATAAGTGTACTGATCCAGGATTCCCTCCTCCATCAACTAAAGTCTGAGAAGCAAAAGCATTCAGCTTACCAATTGCCAAAGCTCCAGTAAAAGATAGGTCTCCGTCAATATTAACATTACCTTTAAACTGGGCCGCGTATTTAGTTCCGGAATTTATACCTCCTGCGAAATTAGTTGCGACTTGTGTGATTTGTGGATTAGATCCTACTCCGGAAATGGTGACATCTAAATTAGAATTAAGTGTGAAGTTAGCTTCAATTGCGGCTTTGACTTGAGTAGCAGTAGAAACCCCTGACTCAATATGAACTGTGATTGCCTGTCCTGCTAGTATTGCATTCTCAGATCCAGCCGTTACATCGTCCACATATTCTATAGTGAAAGAATTTGAATCACTTGAAGGAAGAGTAAACTCAATAGTTAAGTCTTGAATTACTAAAGATGCTTTTACTCCTGGGTATAGCGTGACATTAGAAACATCAGCCTCTATACCAACAGCATAGTTAACAGAATCAATATTTGGATTTACTCTGATACCTGAATATGATCCTGTACCGAAAGTTCCTAAGTTTCCATAGATTCCCAATCCTGTATAATTTGCGTTTCCTATAAAGTCGTTGATATTGGCATTTACATTATATGCTGTAAAGTTAGCCCCATTTTGAATAGACTCAATAGCTGGACTTGAATTAAAAGATATGTAGTTTGAAGAAGAGCATTCAATATTTGAAGCATCATAGAACGCTTGAACATATGTCGAGTTATCCATGATAGCGCCTGATTGAAAGTTAGGTTGAAAACCATATCCTTGTAAGTTTGCGGTAAGAGTTACATTGTTTCTAACTTGTCCGAAACCCATGTAGTATGCGAAACCTTTAAAGTCTAGGGGATCTGTCCCATTTCCAATTGCAAAGTTACTCTGCATAAACTCTACAAAACCTAAATCGGCAGTTCCTTCATGAAAAATATTATTCATGTTGAAACGAAAAGCCGTTCCATTCATACCAACATTAAATCCTGTATTACTTGAATCATAATTAATAAATGTCTCACGCATGTTATAAGAGTCATTTGGAGAGTCTTGTAGTGGATCAAAATTGGCTGACATCTGGTCTATTTGAAACCCAGCATTGTCATCATCAGGAGTGAAACTAAAATTGGATTTTATAGAATTAGTAGTTACATCTACTGAATAGTTTCCAAGTCCTTCGATAATTCCACTATTGTTCTGAAAAATTAATTGATTGTTACCTGAAGTAATTGAGGCTTGCTTAGCATCAAGCGCAGCTTGTAAATCAGTTTGATCGGAAAGAGTACCAGTGATTGATCCCCAAGTTCCTCCACCGCCTCCAGAGGGATTAGCCCATTCAGTATTAAAATCTGTTCCGTTGATCTTTCTTAAAACTTGTCCAGTCGTTCCTCCGGCTGGAACACCTACTCCATTGGTTCCATTGGTTCCATTAGTGCCGTTTGCTCCATCGGCGCCATCTAATCCATTTAGTAATGCTCCTCCGACAGTAGCTCCGTCTCCGTAATAAAACTTTTCTAAATCTATATCATAGACAAGTTCTCCAGCTCTTAAAGTAAGAGTCATTCGTTTTGCTGTGGACATTTTCAAGTGAATAAATCTTGTTCCTAAATTCATAACTTCCTCTATTCTAGAGTTCCAAGATCAATCATATAATATTGATTATGGTCGTTCTCTATAGTTAGTAAATCAATTACGTTTAAATCTTCAATATCTTCCAAGTCTCCAAGTGTTCCGCTAAAAAATAAAGTAAAAGGCCAGAAAGGATTTTGTATGTCTTCTGATAGTCCTATACCTTTTTTAATTGTTACTGGTTTATTCCCCATCAAGACACCTGAATCCTTTCTCCGCGATTAACTAACATAGATTGTGGGGACGCTGGCTGTCCGATCTTAAGAAACACTTGTCCTGGTCCATCAGGGATATTGTGAATAGTTTCAATTCCTCCAGCAACAGTAGGACTTAAAAAGTATTCCTGTCTTACATCTAATCCAAAGAAAATGTTTGATGTGATTCCAGAGAATAAAATATTACAGAGTCCTGGTGACGGAATACTATTAACGACTCCGAACACATTTGCATTTTCCATTGTGTCAGCTTTTGCGTTCTTAGCTAAAAGAGAATAAGAATAAGTTTCAAGTTGCGGAACTATATTTAAAGAAGTCCACGCTGACATGTAGTCTTCAATCGGAGTGTCTCTATCAAGACGAACTAATGCTCCAACATACACATCAGTATCACAAGGAACGTCTTCTAGAATTCCACTGGCTCCAGATCCAGGAGGTCCTTGCGGTCCTTCTGCTCCAACGAGTGATGCGAGCCAAGCGGCTTCATCTCCAACAAATCCTTCTGCAACTGCAACTTCATAAGCTGATAAACCGTCAGCTCCGTTAGTACCATTGGTTCCGTTTGTTCCTGCTGGTCCTTGTGCTCCGTCAGCGCCATCCGCGCCGGCTGGACCGACAAGTGAAGCAAGCCAATCTACTTCTGATCCTACGAAACCATTCTCGACTGCTATCTCGTAAGCAGATTTTCCGTCTGCTCCGGTCCCTGATCCACTTCCTCCGCCGCTACTTGCTCCGCCTCCAATATAAATATTGGGTCTTGGTAATTGAACAGAGTTAGTTCTAATCTCTGATCCATCAGAAAACTCAAATATAAAATCAGCTTGGTCAGATCTAAATTGATCTACTCGAATGTCTGTAACGTATGGAGCGTCCTCTCCATCTTCGCCGTCACGTCCATCTCTACCATCACGACCATTAATTCCAGCTCTTCCTTGAGATCCAACCATCCCTGGTAAACCGCGAGCGCCTTGTGGTCCTTGCTTACCTTCTTTTCCTTCAGGTCCTTGAGCGCCTCTTTGTCCTCGTGATCCACGGGCGCCTTTTATCTTGATCTTATCTTCATCCGTGAGGTCTTCAAATTTAAGTTTAAGTTGTGATTTTTCTTCTTCAGTAAGTTGCGAGAAATGGAGTCGAAGGGAGTTTCTTTCTTCTTCTGTGAAGTCTGAGAACTTGGGTTTGAGTGAATTAAAATATTCGACGTGCTCGTCGAAGTTGAAATCCTTGCCGTCCCGACCGTCCCGTCCGCGTGGACCTCGTAATTCTTCGATGTCATCAGCAAGCAGATCAGAGAATTTGAGCTTGAGAGAGTCATGCAATCCTCCAAGAAGTGTAGAAATTACTTCTGATATTTCTTCTTTATTTTCTTCAAAATTAAAACTGTGTCCATCACGTCCATCTTTACCATCACGCCCCTGTGGTCCGCGTAAAGAGCTGATCTGTTCGACAGTTAAATCTTCAAACTTTAAAGCAAACTCTTTAGTCCATTGTTTTATAGTTTCAGAGTGTTCATCAAAGTTGAAATCTTTTCCAGCTATACCGTCTCTACCGTCACGTCCCTGTGGTCCGCGTAAAGATTGAATCTGTTCGGCAGTTAAATCTTCAAACTTAAGAGCAAATCCTTTTGCCCATTGTTTTATAGTTTCAGAGTGTTCATTGAAATCAAAATCTTTACCATTAGATCCACGCGGTCCTCTTTGTCCTCGTGGTCCACGGGACGCATAAAGATCAAGGCCTTCCAGCCTATCTTCAACTTGCTTCTTAATTATCGCAAGCAGGACTTCAAGCTTCATCAACACCTACTTTTTAGGTTCGCTAAGAAATTTTATTGCGGCTTCTTCAAGAGCACTTGGGGGATTTCCTTTAGGCTCTGGAGATGCCGGAGGTTGTTTATTCTTATCTATCTGAGACTGAATAACATCATCAACCATGTCCGCTGGAGTAAAATTATTAGTTGCAATATAGTAACTGTCTCCGTCTTTGTATGGAGGCAATCCTTCTTTAGCTCTAATCTGATTCGGAGTAATGGCTCCAACACTCATCATAGACTTAAAGTAGTCAGATCGTGTTTTCATATCACCTCTGAAAATTGAATAAAGATCTATGTCTGTGAATCTTCCTGCAAAGCGATTATTAAGAATCTTAACGTCGGCTTCCATTTCTAGATTGGTCGCCCATGAGTCAAGAGTATCTGTGGCTACTTCTAAATTGGCATTTTCAACATTAGAATATGTTGCTGCTGTCACATCGAAAAGCTTAGTCGGCGGTACTCCAAGAAATCTTGCGATCTCTAGAATACCAAATTGGCGTGATTGTAAAAATTGAAGAGTGTTTGGGTCAACATTCATTGGCTCATACTTAACTCCTTCTTCAAGAAGTGAAGTGCCGCCGGATTTTCTTCCTCCGTTTTGTTGTTCCCAAGATTCTTTAAGTCGCTTATAGGCATCATCCGAAAGTTTTCCTGGATGAGTTAATACACCTGAAGGGATTCCTCCGTTGTGGAATATTCCACTGGCCATTTCATCAGCCGCGATTTGAATACCTAATACATCTCTTCCATATGCCACGACACCTTGTCCAACCATTCCATCTTTTGTGTGGAAGTTTGGGAGATGGTAAACGTCTCTTGGATTTAAGTAAACGGTTCCGCCGTCTGGATTCATATATTTATAAACTAATTTATCAGAGTCAGTTCTTACTAACTCCATGTTCTGAGAGTAGAGTGGCCACAAGGCGATTGCTCTTCCAGCTCCGTCTCTTTCAATCTCTGAGTACGCATTGCCGTGAATAATTGATTGTTGGACCATCATTAAACGCCAACGAAAAGCATTCATTTCTGGATTAGCAGCTAAGTTTAAAAGATCTGCTTGAGCGCCGAGAACTATCGTGTTGTCTTTGTCTTTAACATTCCAAGGAAGTTTTGCTATCTGTGTAGATATATAAATAAGGCCGCGATTAAACGCGGCCACTTGCATAGAAGTGTCTTCATTTACTATTGTATTTGAGCGCATATAAAACGCTCGACGAGGACCAGCCGAATATTTACCTACCTTAGTAAACCTTGCTTTAATTCTTTCAATAAGATTCATTAAGTCTCCCGTCTATAAATTTATTCTTCCATATCTATTTTTGCTTCAGGCACAGTGTCTTCAACTATGGCTTCAGCCGGAACATCATCTACTTCAATAACTTGGTCGACAAGTGTAGATGGATTTAATTCATCTGCTTTAGCTGTCGGTAAAACTCCTTCTACAATTTCTCCGCCGCGTTTAAGCCAGCGTTGAATCCAAGCAGCACCCTCTAACTCATAAACCTTACCAGCGTCAAAAATAGGGTTGTTTAGATCATTATAATACTTATGTTCTGAGAATTTCATCTTTACTTTTTGAATTGACTCACTAGACTCAGACTTTTCTACAGGTTTATTTTTATTTTTGTATTTACTCATTGTGTCTCCTTAGTTGTTTAAAAATAAAAAGGGAAGCTTGAGGCTTCCCCTTCTATAGGCTTATAATATTTAGCCGCCATTCCCAGCTATTATATTACTTGAGAATAAGCTGGATTGTATTCGCTATCTCCGATAGCTACAACAGATCCAAGTTGTGCTCCGCCAGAATCCGCGATGTCTAAAGACACCCATCGGCAATCTGATCGAAGTTGCTCAGGCAATACTTCCAACACAACGATAGAGGCATTGTCGCCCAATAATGTGTGAAGGTCGTAAGCTGCTGCCGCTGAACCAGGCTCTACTTTTGTAAAACTAGTCGCTGCTCCAACTTTATGAAAATAAGGATTGTCTACAGATAAATCATAAGACGTACCAGCAGTTGCAGCAGTGTGCTGTCTTAAGGTAAATCCATGAGTAGTTGTAGTTGTCCCTGCTCCAAGGTTAACGATAAACGCTACGCGCTTAAGGTTACGAATGTCTACACGTCCGCCAGTTACGGCAGCGGTATTCAAGTCTACTGGTCCAGCAACTGATTTACAGATCGCCTTCTCCATTAAATATGCTTCCATGTTAAAATCTCCTATAAGTTAAATTATTCTTTAAACGAGGAGCGTATTTCTACGCTCCTAATCTTTTATTATCGAGCTTCCAATTGAACAAACGCTGACATCGAGTAGTTTCCATTCTCTGTTGTAACAGGAGAAGTGAAAGGGCACTTACCGTCAAGACGCAGAGAGAAACGGAACGATGTAATCTCTTTGTCAAAGTGTAAGTGGATCGAAGTAGCTGCCTTGATTCCAGAAGCTTTGCGGATCATGTAGTAGTATGACAGATCAGCAAAGATAATGTCGCCAAGATCTCCAAGTGCAGGAGTTCCGCCCATCAATGGAATAACCGGGCGACCTAAAAGAGTCGCATATGGAGTTTGATTCATTTGGCTACCAGGAGCTAAATAAATGTAAGCGCCATTTCCGTCTTTCATTACTCGTAATTGCTCTTCAACTGCTGGGTTAATGTAGAACGCAGCATTGTTACGACTTTGTGGGAACATACGAGAATACATTTTTAAGATATTCTCAGCGACCACAGTGTCATTCGCCTGCATTGATTCTTTAGAAACCGTTACAGTAAAAGGCGAGCTGATAATACCTTGAGGTTTACCAACACCATTACCAGAGATGATCGCTTTGTTAACTTGGTGAACGATAGCGTTTGGAGCAGCAGACAAGATGTAAGACTCTAATGCTGTTGCATCATCAAGTAATTCATCAGTCGCTTTAACCATAGCCGCTAATTTCTGAAGTCTCCAGCTAGCTTGTTTGAAAGCTGGTTTAGTATCAGTAATAGTTGCGCCTTCAGCAGTCCAATAAGCTTGAACACCAGAATTCCAAGGTTGACTCTCATCAACATTGATAGTTAAAGCGTTTCCGCCAACTTGAATCGAAGTTGTTTTCGCCATTAAAGAATCGTCTCCGCCCATTTTTTTCAAAATAGCTTGAGAGATTTCTTCAGGAACTAAAAATCCGCCGTCTTCACCAACAGATTCTTTTGCCAAAGCGTTGAAACGCTTATCAACTTCACCAGTAGCTCCGGCTTTTTTAACAGCCATCAACCACTCACCAGCGTTGTTGAATCCTTGGAACTTGTCAGAGCGTGAAGCTCCAGCAGTCCATTTTGGTTCGCTAGGAACAACCGCAGTTGTTGTTTTACGACCAGTTGAAGCAGAAGCTTTCGCTTTCATGTCTTCCATTTTTTCAGCAGCTTCTAACTGCTTGTTTAACCCATCAAATTCAGCATTTAAGTCTTCAATTTGAGTAAGTTGCTCAGCCGAGAAACCTTCGCCGCTAGATTGGATACCATCAAGCGAAGCAACGATTTCAGCGAGTCTTGCGCGTATTTGTTCAATAGTCATTTTACATCTCCTTATGTGTTTATGATCGCGCCAGATACGCGCTACGCTTTTTTGCGAGCTAATCGTTCCTGGACTTTATTTTTTAATTCATTAATTTGATTTTTTGCAGCTTCGGCTTCTGAAAAATACTTAGATGGTTTTTTTGCAATCCATTTTGCGTTGATAGCGCTGGCCGCAATCGGCATAGTCTCTTCAACTTTAGAATGCACAAAACCTTTTTCAATAGCTTCATCTGCTGACAACCAAGTCTCTGCCTCAAGAAGCGCTCGAACTTCGGAGCGCTCTAAACCAGATTTCTTAGAGTAGATACCTAACATTTGTTCTTCAATATCCATTAGGCGATTAATTGTATTATCAAGATCCATTCTATCACCCATTGCAAATGTCCAAGGAAGATGGACCATAAAAAGAGCACCGTCGCCCATTTTGATTTCATCCCCTGCAAGAGCAATGATTGAAGCGATACTTGCTGCAAGTCCGTCGATGTAAACAACTTTCTTAGCTTTATGTTGTTTCAAACGATTATAGATTGCAACTCCATCAAAAACGTCTCCGCCTGGAGAATTGATTCTGACGTTAATAGTGTTCACAGTATCTGGGATTTTTTTGAGTTCATCGGAAAACTGTTTGGCAGAGATCATAGATCCGTCGCCCCACCAGTCTTGACCGATGCCAGCATAGATTACAATTTCAGCTTCTGTTGCCGACTTGTTTAAAATTTTTAGTGGTGACCCTGCGCGGTGTCCTGAAAAATTTAAAATCTTTGACATTGGTGTTCCCCTGTATCAAATCGTGCAAGATTAATAAGGGACTGTAAAGATTAATTTTTAACGTCTGGTCTTTCGTCGCTACGACTGAAAGCGTTAAGTTGTCACCTTTATAGATTTTAAGAGTGAGATATTTCCTTTGTAGACATCATAAATTTTAAGTATCTGGCGCGTCAAATTGCTAATCCTTCTGGATAAAGGTCTTTTAATTTGTCTAAAATTACTTCAGCACACTGGTCAGGAGTATAGTGATCTCCTGAAGTTTCCAATGTTAAATCAAATTTTAACTGATCTTGATATTTATCTAATCCAGTTTCACTTGGATGGTCTGTCGCATCTCTCCAAGCATCAGCTCTGGATTTACGAATATTTTCTGGAGCAATTAGCCTTACGTTTAGTCCTTGGATTCCATCAAACTCATTTTCAAAACGACAGTCGTCAATAATAATTAATCTTTTAAGTTTTGATTCTTTGTCATAAAGTTTAGAAATTTCTTTTCCTAGAATATCTACCCAAACATTTTCTCCAAAAGTTTTTCTTCCCCACTCAGTTCCAAGAAGCTGTAAAAGCGTTCCGTCTTTTTTAACTCGTGGAACTCCAGTCAAAGTCTCCATTTTATTTAGAAGCATATCGTGTAGTGCATAAAGTGTTGTTGCAAATTTCATTATTCCAACAAAATCATAATTGGATTTCTTTGCTCTAAGCTTTAAAGCCTCAGCAACTGTGCTCTTACCGCTTCCTTGCTTCCCACTAATCTTAACTATTTGAATCATGTCTAACTCCTAAAGTTTGTAAAGGTGTATTACGAATGGGCCAGAATCGAATGTTGATAAATATTCTGCTGAGTCTGGAATATCTTGTCCAGTTCCATATAAACAAAACTTGTAAACATTTTGAGGTGTGTCTTTTTTAACTTCTAACCAAACAAACATATTGTTGTTCTGAGCGCCAATTCGTAGAAACTTAAACCCGACAGGAAGTGGAAGCTCGAAAGCCTGGCTCGTCATAGGAACTGGGTATTTATAAACTGTTTTCATTTAATACTTCCTTTTAATTTTAAAGTTACCTTATACCATTTCGGGTATGGCCAGTATCCGGCTGCAATCATTATTGCTTCAATAGTTCTTTTCTTATTTCTGTAACTACTGTAGTTCATATAACTATATGGAATACCTTCTTTAATTCTTTCTCCAGCATTTTTATGAAACTGGTGAGCAAATGTTATCCAAGCCCTATCTATATTCATTCCAGGTATACAAGTTGTTAGTCCTTCATGCAGATCTTTAATTATCTGTCTTGCCATTATAGACCAATATCCTCTAGGTCTTATTGGTCTTTTAATATTGTATCCAACTTTTCTATGAATTGTCTCATAGTAGAGAGAGTCTTTTCTACGAGATGGGTCTGCTATCATCGTAAAATATATTCTGTCATAAATATCTGTTTGTTTCATTGACCTAAAATTTTATTACTGAATTTCTTTAGTAGAATGACTATACTACAAAATAGTATGACTGGCCACGACCAGATAATATATCCAGCCGGAATCTCAAGATCATATTTATTTTTGTAGTGAACATAAAACACTCCGCCGACCATACAATAAATTATTAAGAACGCTATTGTCTCATAAATAATTTCCATCAAATCCCCCTTTACCCCAGTGCCATGTTTCATTCTCTTCTTGTTTAGGATTTATTCTTTTAGTCACTTCTCTTGCCTTAATAAACCATTCTGGAATCGGATATAGTCCAAGTGATCTTGCAATTGATATTTGAGGACCTAAATTTTTTCTTCTGAATTGTCTGGACTTGTTATCATATTTATCCATTGCATCTAACATAAAATTAAGAAGTTCAGCTTCTGCCGGACTAACAAGTTCGCCTTTTTCTCTAGTTACGCGTTTTTTAGAAATTCTTTTCAATGCTCTCTCAGCATATCTTCTATGAGTGTATCTCATTTACAAAACCCTAATTCCGCGCTCTTCATAAACTGATGCCTCTTCTTCATTTTGTAACCAACCAGCAAGAGCCATAAGGATTGCGACGATTGGATCTATCTTTAACTTCTCGTGTGACTTTCTTGGGAAAACATTACCATTATGATCTTCTTTGGCAACAACATTTCCTAAACACCATCTAAGTAGTGGAGATCCATTATGTCTTATTTTGCCAGATCGCATTAAGGCATCTAGTTTTTTCATCGGCTCTGAAAAGTTTGCAACATTCATCCCAATTTTAACCATCTCAATTTTACTTGATAGTCTTTGCGCTGTCTCAGTGGCATTCCAGGCATCATATAAACATTCAATAACTCTATAGTCTTTAGCAAGATCTTCCGCTTCTTTTTGAATGAAGTCATAGTTGATCGCAGCTCCAGGAGTTTTAATTAAATATCCTTTTTCAATACACTCATCATACAAAACATTTTTTGCATCCTTGATCGTGTCTTCCGGTAAATAGCTTTTATCAAAGATTGTATAAACATCTTTTTCTCTGAACACCATTGCGGTTGATGTAATATCAATGTGTGATGCCAGATCAAGTCCAAGACGAACTTGTTTACCTTTGAAGTCTTCAAGATTCAATGTTGGGTCTGCGCACTTATCCCAAATGTTCTGATCAAAGAAAGCTTTAGCTTCTGCAATCCACATATTAAGATGTTTAATTTTAATATTGGAAATGTCTGATGGAGTAACCATTGCTTTATCAACTTTAGCTTTGAATGTAGTTATGTCAACGCTCACACCTAAACCAGGATTAGCTTTAATCCAAACTTTTTCATCAGCCCAATCATCTCCTTCATCAAGCGTGTAAACAATTGCGTAGAACTGATCATCTAAAACTTCTCCGGTAGAAACTTTCTTAGCGTAAGAAGATTGCGAGTGTCCAACCGAGTGAACATCTTGTCCAGCAGTCGTAATACAAAGCGTTAGAGAATCTTTTCGCTTAGACATACCAGAATAAATAACTTCAAAAACGGCTCTCTTCATCGCGTGAAGCTCATCACATATCGCTAAGATATCATTCAAACCATCAAGACCAGAGTCTTCTGCTGACATCGCTCTGACTTTTGAATCAGATTTTTTATGAAGTATCTCATGCGCTCGAACAGTTACTCCAGTGTGACGAAGATACGAAGAAGATCTTTTTGCCATTGACCTTGCCGCATCTAAAACAATTCGCGCTTGTTCTTTCTTTGTTGCAACAGTTGAGATTTGATTTCCATTTGGTTTATCTAAGGCTAAAAAATAAAGAGCGCACTGAGAAGCCATGGTAGACTTAGCATTTCCTCGCGCCACTTCAAGATGTGCAATACGAAATCTTCTAAATTTATTTTCTTTATTCTTGAACCCCATTATGTTCATCCAGTTGAAACATTGCCATGGCTCATAAACAATATTCTTGGTAGGCCAGATTCCAATAACATGACTAAAGTTCTGAACGCTGCGTAAATATTTCTCAGCTTCATCAATATCAAAATAAAATGTGGCGTCTTTGTCGTCGACATCGCGTAAATAGCGCTGACAAGCGCCGATAACATACTTACAAGCAACGATCTTGCCTGAAACGATGTCCAAGGCATACTGTTGGCCTTTGGCGCAATGTGGATACTTTTTCGGGTCGATCTTCATTTGCCTACTTCCCAGGCTCCATTGTATCAAACTCTCTTAACTGGTCAATGACCCAGGACTCGGCTTTGCTGACTAAAGTCTCGGCGAGTTTTTCCGTCATATCTCGTGCTTTGGCGGAATC